TGTCCAAACAGCTGGGTAGTGCCGGTGTAGCTGGCGACGCTTTGCCCGTAGACGCTAGTAGTGTTTGTTCGCTGCTTTAGCACAATCGGTGTGCGCATGAGGCCAGGATTCATACATAGTTACCGTTGGAATATTGCGAAACCAAGTTTTTAATAGTCGAGTTCAGCGACATAACCACGGGCGACATGGACGCGCGGAATTCATATAGGGTGGCTATCTGCAATAAAATAGCGTGCTTCAGCGCTTCAGGAATCACCGCGGCGCTGGCGCCGTAGCCGGCGGTATATACCACCGTAATAACGCCCTCCCCGCCGCTGTGTAAATCACCTGGCCAGTTTGCGGTATCGCGCAACATAATGCGCCCCATCCCGTTGTAGCTCTTCACAATGTAATCCGTGGACGCGCTCAGCGTGATGGTGTTGGAATTGGTGTCAACATAGGTAACGCTTGTAACGCTAACCAGCGGGCTACGCGGTAACACAATTTCACGCGCCGCCGGCCAAGAATCCAACACCGTGGTAAATCCCGTGTTAGGAATAGGTCCGCGTATTTCGTTCTCAATCATCAGGCGGGCGGTGGTGATTAAACCGCTACCTACGCTACCTGTACCAAATGTGTCATTATCTAGGCTATGGTAGACCCGGCAGTGTGTTTTACAGACCGCCAGGCTAATTGGCTCGAAACTTGGCGCGGTGGTTACTGTGGTGTTTAGCATTAGGCAAATACTCGCATGGGTGTAGTTGGCGCCGGGTCAAGAATTGGTAGCTCATCTAGTTGGTTTTGCGTCAGGTCACCGCCGCTTACGCGTAGGTTGGCGTGGTACCCACTATCAACCACCACGCCATCGTTATAAATCACTCCAATAAAATCAATGTCTACGCGCCCGCCATCCCACTGCACCATGATGTCTCCGCTGGCGTTGCGCGTTGCAATACCCGCTGCAAGCAAGCACGCTTCCATATTCGACTTTGTTGATGTGCGCAGGTAAAAATCGGTCATGTTGATAACGCATTCAATTCTGCTTGAGATTTTGCACTTGGAAAGAATTTAAAATTTGCAATGGTGAACGCTGCATTGCTCGCCAAAATACCAATAGCAATTTTGTCAGGCGTACCAAAACTATATGTTGCACCAACCGATACGGGAGTTGCTGCGACTCCATTTCGGCTTGCTGTAACAAAAGTGCTTGTAATAGAAGTTGCTACTTTAAAACTAACGCCTTGCGCTAAAGTTGAATATGTAATTTCATTGGCTTGGTTTGATGCAGCACCTGTTGGTAACCAAGTTATATAATTACTTGTTGTTGAATTTATTTGTGATCTAAATACTTGCGTAGTTCCACCGCTATCTTGAAAACCAATTATGGTTGGAAAACTGCTTGTTGGAATTGCGTGTACATTTGCTGAATAACATATTGTTGCAGGCGGTGCTGATTGCAAACTAATGTTTGCAGGGGTAACAGCAAAGGTACAACTATCTATCGCCCTTGTTACTTGACTTGCAACCGTAGGAATGTAGGAACTTGCACCTTTACCTGCCTCTACTTGCGCGCCCCAAAGATAAATAGCCTTTTCACTTCCACCCGTGACTGTGTAGGACTCTGTTCTAACTGCGCTGGATGTGGTTGAAAATCCTAGTTGAAACCCACTTGATCCTGTAGCGGTTGCGGGTGCTGTTGCTGTGATGCGATACCAACCGCTCGGATATGCGGTGATTGTTGACGCTGTAATAGCCGCGCCGCCAGTGCCAACAGTACCCGCTTGAATGTCGTAATTCATGTAGGCAGTTGCGCCAAATCCCGCAGTAAAAAATGTAAGTTGCACATATCGAACCGCTGCACTTGCGGGTTGTTTTACCCATGCGCTCATCGTGTAGGGGGTTGCGACTGTTGGCGTGAACTCACCTGTTGTTTGGTGTATATGACGAGTAACAGATGCACCCGCATTTTCTGTAAGTGTGCTTGCGGTCAGTGCAACGCCTGTAGGACTTGTAACCGCAGAATCAACCGCAGTCACATTGTTTGAAAATGTTGTATTCCAGTATGCGTTTGAAAATGCGTTATCGCTTCGCTTAGTTAAATTGGTAGCCGCACTCTCAATCAAAAGCCCTTTAGCCGCAAGAGTTGTAGGGTTATAATCCAAACGCGCTTTTGTCGGATCGTTCGTAGCCGCCGCCGCCATCGTTGCGACATATCCCGATGAATTTATGTATGTGGCAGGCCCTGCACGAGTGAATGTAAAACGAGAATCCAATTCACTCATTTTGGTGAAATCTAAACTGAGCGTGGAGCCGTCGCCTTTGCGGCGAAACAATAGCGCGGCGGCGGCGTTGCTGCGGCTCATCGCTTTACGCCCTTTCTAGTTGCTGTGCGTGGCGCCAGCTGGGTTGCGCTACGTAGATCGTCGCTATCGTCCGCTCGCTCGCAAATGCCCGTAGAAATCAATTCTATGGCCTCCGCGGCGCTGACGTTTAGAATAGTTCCAAGTGGAAAAACTTCAGCCAAAGTACTACCCGCCTTTATAAGTTTGACGTTTTCCATGAAATCCCCCAAGCGCTGTTAGGCGCTTGGGGGGTGAAATCAAATATACCGAAGTAAACTAGTGATTAGGAAGCTGCACACTTCAAATATGCAAACGCCAGCGCTTCGTTCGTAAGGGCAATATCCACTCTATTCTGGAAAAGGTAGCCAGTCTGATTACTGTCAGCGTACCGCTCACGAAGAGTTTTCATTTCAAAATTACTGCGTTGACCGATCACGCAATTATTCTTAAATGAACCACACATGGCCACAATCTTATTCGCGCCAAAGGAATCAAACGCTGCCGAAATGTATACTGGAATACCCATCAGGCGGTCCGGCTCATTTTGGTCATTTGAGTTGGCCCAAAAGTAATTTACGGTACCGCCAACAATGTTTGGCAAACCACGAATAAACGCGGCTGTTGCATCATTCATAAGGATTACTGAATCCTTGCGGTATTGTCGCGGAACCTTGTAAGCAAACGCAATAAGTTGCAAGGCAGTTGGACCCGTAATTACACATGGTGAAGTTGTAACATTGGTGCTGGTTGAAATACCAGTTGGCTGATTACTTGAACCTGTTCCAGTAATAAAACCAGCTTCCTCAGTTTCAGCGAGAATACGCGCGGCTTGCTCAGCGATAATGCTTTGCATATTGAAACTGCGGGCGCTTGAATCTTCAATCAACTCATTAGAAACCTTCAACAAACCCGCCAGGCGCTTAGGTGTAAGCGTGGTGGCTGTGTATGTTGGTGAGGATTCTGTCGGGGCTGCAGCTTCCGCGGTCCAGCCCGCGACCATTTGCGTGGCTTCCACTGCAATATTACGCTGAAAACTGCCGCAATTCATAATCTTAGCCACTTGACGAATTGCGCTTAGCGTCTGGATTTTTGCGGTTAACTGAGCATCATATTCTACTGGCGGAATCACCGTACCACCTTGGCCCGATGCTTCACCCAAAGCGCGAATAAATTGCGGCGCTGTGTGTTCACCGTTGCGGAGATATTGCTCAAACGCATGAGCGTAGCTCTCAGTGCTACGTACTTCCCATTGCTTGTTCAATTGTGCTTCGCGCGCGTCGATTACCTTTGCAGACTCGCGTACTACTGGCGCGCCTGGGGTATTCTTAGCGGTATTCTCCATGCCCATCAGTTCTTCGTTGCGCGCCTTTTGTGCGCCAAGCGTGGAGTAAGTTGCCTTAAGAGAATTATACTGGCTCTCTTGCTCTGCGGTCATTCCCGTATCTGAGCTATTGGCCGCTTCAACCATTGCTTGCATCATGCTGTAAACCTCGCCCATCTTCGTTAACACTGTTTTATAATCACTAGCCATTTGTTTCATTCCTTATAAAAGTTCAAACACCGCGGTAATATCATTGCTTCAACGCGAAGCGCAATACCCACCGCGGCGGTAGGTATCAATGAAAAGTTAACTACGTGTAATGTTTAATACTCCAGCCGCATTCAGTAAGGCGCCATCGGCGCGCACACTTCCTACGAATAATGTCTGATTCGTGTCTGCGAAAGTTTCGTCATATCGAGCCACGCTAAACCCGCCAACGTTCGTGGCCAGTAAATACTTTGTGAAATCGGCGAAGCACACTAGCGGCTCACCGCTGGCTACTGAAGCGTTAGTAGTCAAGCGTTGGTAGACCACTGGCAAACCTTCGTATACCGTTCCCGTTTGCATTGCGCCGCTCATAGTTGGAAATAGGATGGGGTACGCTGACGGGTCCCATGAACCTAGCGCGCGAGAATTTACTACCGCTACGCAGTTGCGCCAGCTCTCGTAATCCATAGGCGATTGACTAGACGCGCCTGATAGCCAGGCCGCGCTCAACACGTCTTTAATCGTGTTGGTGGTGGCCACGCCAGTGGCGGCTGTGCGGGCGTAATTGCGCGCTGAATTGTAAACGCCCTGGCATTCTGTGCTACCGGCGCCCACAACCATTTGGCGATTGATTTCGCTAATCATTTTGGAAGTAAGTTCACGCTGCAAGAACGCTTCTACGTCTTGCCCGGCTTGCGAATCGTTAAGTAATTCGTTAGAGACTCGCACCCATGACGTAACTTTATTCAAGCTAAACGTGTATTCCGTAACGCTTGTGCCGGTGCCTTGCGCTGTCTTGGTAAACAGCGGGCTACCTTGCGTTCCTAAACTCTCTTCAGCTACTCCAGTATTTAAAGTATTGGTTGTAGTTAGCACTGGCTGTGTAAAGCTAGTGGTGGTTTCAACGCGCTGGACGCGCGAAAGCAAAGTGTCTTGCGTCATGGCGTTATCAATGAACGTAGCCCACGAAGCGCCCGCAACTACAGCGCCGCCAGTGCCTACGGAAATGGCGCGCGTTTCAGCGTCAGTAAGCATATTGCGGCCGCGCAAAAGGTACTTACTGTAAATTGCTTGGTAATCTTCGGATGCTGTATCAAGTTGTTTATTCATGGTGTCCCTGTGGGTATAACCCCAATTATTGATTATAAAAGTAGTACGCTGGATTCCGTTACGCTCAGGGCGCCACTTGGTCCACTCTAGGCCGCGGCGTCAGGCACCACGGCTAGGCAATATTTAATTAGTGACAGTATAACTATAATGCAAATTTACGCAAATATGTTTCAAAACTCAGGCGGTAAATATACGCGTCGCTTTTGCTTTGGTAGTTCCCGAACCGAAACCTCGGTATTAGGATTTGCGGGAAAGCACACTAGACTTAGTTCCATTAATTTAGCCCGCTGAATTTTTCGGGTTGGTTTCGTCGCCCCCTTATCGCGGATCATTACTTCCTGTTCGCAGATAAATCCAAAGCTGCACTGGTTATAAACTCCAGCGGCTACCAAAGCGTGTACTTCTCGCGCGCTCGGCGTGTCTAATAGTTCACATTCAAAGCCTAAACCCACCTCGTCCGTGAATACCCGTAGGTTGCCAGCGCTCACCCGTCCCAGTGGTTTACTTGTGTCATGATTCCAAAGCAAAACAATACTCGGATTATCTTTACTGGCGTCGAAACAGTCAGCCGCAAGGGTTTCCCAACAATCTCCCATGTCATACGGATTATTAAACTTAGCCGCGTACCCGCCAATCTTTAACGGCTCGCCTGGCAGCGGCTCGCTGCTAGCGTTTAGTTTTACTTGTACTTCCTTGCGTGTTTCAATTTTCATTAGGTGCCTTTCGGTTGGTTTGGATAATTTCTGAAATCAGCCGGCGCGCTAGCGCTTCGGCGGTGGCAATGTGGCCCACGGTGTGCCAATCTTCTTTACGGGCGCGCGCTTCACGCTCGATGGTGTCGGCGAACGCGGTGGCAATGGCCGCGCCGTCACCGTCACCCGCACCGCCCAAGAGACTTAACAGCCCCTTGTATATAGGGGAACACTCTGCGCTTAGGCGCGCCACGTCACAGCGCCAGCGTTGGACTTTGGCAGGCGTTCGGCAAGACGCCAGGTACTTCGCTTCCGCTTCACACGCGCGCGCCATAGCGGCTTGTGCGCTCGGTAGAAACAGTTCCAGCGCCTTAGCTTCAGCCACGGGCGCAACTGGCGCCACGGGCGCCGCGGGCGCTGGCGCCGCCTTGGTTGGCGCCGGCGCTGTTTGGTTAATACCCGCAAGCACTGTGTCAATCTTTGCAGGGTCCAGCGCGGGGAACCCGGCAAGTATAAGCGCCTTGCCAGCTTCGGCGGACATGACGCCCGTAGACACGCTTCCGATGATTTCCAAAATGCTTGCAATTTGTGCGCCGTTGAGGGCGGTATCGGCGATAATAGGGGCGTTGTCGGAGGGTGCCGGCGGTGGCGTACTCTGTGTCCCGGTTTCACTTCCTTGTTCCGGCGGGACAGGTTCAGCCGCCGCCGGCGTTTTACCATCAGGCGCCGCGCCTGGCGTTGTAGTGTTCAGCGGTACGCGTACGGTGTCCCCGCTTTCGCCAATGCTTGGAAGTGATTCTAACGCGCGCGCTTCGTTGACCGTGAGTAGGCCCGTAGTGAGGCCAATATTATAAGAGCTGTAGCGGCTTGCGCGGTCGCCCCGTTGTAAATCGTCAAAGTTAATACGGGTATAATAATCACTACCGCGCTTAAATAGTTTGCGGTTTACTTCCTGCTCAATAATGCTGGCATAGTTTGCCAGCGTTGAGCTAATAAATGCCGCTTCACCCTGCTCTTGTGAAGAGTAGGAAATACTTTCAGTGGCGCCAATTTTAAACGATGGGACGCCAAAGGCGCTAGAGATTTGCGCTCTGCAATACTTGCGGACGTCAATCATCTGATTCTCCACCATGTTGGTGGACACTGGGCTAAACGTTAGACCGTTTTCTAATACCGCAATGCGTCCGCTGTTAAATACTCCGCCTTGCTGTTTCTGCCAAGACTCGCGCAAGCGCCCAGCAGCTTCAGCGCTTAGGGTGCCTGGCATCGTTAGTATACCGCTTGGACGTGCTGAATTTGCAAAAAATCTAGCCACGTATTCCTCTAGCGAAATCTCTTGGGCAATTAAATTTCTCATTGCAGCGATAGGCGCTAAGCCTAGCAGGCCGTCCCCGCCCGTGGCTGTCAGGCAATGCAATATATCAAACGGGCGAAACATTCTCTGTTTGACTGAATCGCTTGCCTTATCGTTATTAATAACACCGCTGTAATATTGGTAGTAGGGTTGGTTGGATTGGTCCCGCTGCATGAACATATAATCGGGTCGCAAATGCTCAAGCGATACCGCCTCACCCGCGGCGTTGCGCTGAATAAAACTGTAGCTGTTCCCGTATAAACATAAATCCGAAACCGTTAATTCTCTCCACGTGTGGGCCGTCATATCTTCATTAGCCTCCACGTTTAACAGCCCAAAAATATTATGCTCTTTATCAGGCTCGGCGGTTCCTGTTTCGTAATCGTTTTTCAAAACCATCCACGGCATACGCGCAATAGTTTGCGAAATTAATTTAACGCAAGCGTAAACGCTCGGCGCGCTCATCGCATTCTCAGGCGTAACCGTTATATTGCTTGTGCTGTAATCGCTTAAATAACTCTGAATGCTTTGGCCAATAGGCTGGCCTATATTCGTATTATCCTCAAAATCGGCTCGCGGTGGAGTCTTAAAAGCGCGCAATAGTAAATCTTTTAGAGCCATTTTAAATCGTTGCTTTCATATATTGAGGGTGTATTATTTTCCGCATCCTTTGAACACATACACGCAAGCGCTGTTACTAACGCGCTAACCGCGTCTATCCGTTCAGTACTTTTCGCTTTGCTCGGCTTACAATTTCCGGCACTATCAATCTCCAAAACGCAATTGGATATACACCAATCGAGAACCACGTTTTGTGGGTGCATTAGCCGACCACTTAAAATTAAGGCCTCTAACGCGCGACACGGTTCCGACATCGTTCTAAAACCTTGCCGTACTTCCACCATTTTAAACCCTTGGCTTTGTAACGTAGTTGCCAGCATGGTCGCATTCCAAGGATCGTACCCGCACAGTATAATAGACTTGGCTATTTTCGCAATTCGCTGTAGCGTGTTTATAATGGCGTCATAATCCACCACGTCCCCGCTTGTTGCCTCTAGGTGTCCGCGCTCGCGCCAATCCTCATAAGGTACGCGGTCTAATTTCTGACGGCGACGTATTCCATTTTCGGGGCAGAAAGAAAATGGAATCGCTGTAACACGCTCTTGATCATCCGTGAATATACAAACTATGGAAGTTAAATCCGTGGTGGTGCTTAGGTCCATTCCGATATACA